CTATATCATTTAATAAATTTTCACTTTCGTCATAATCTAGTAAAAAACTGTCATAAGTATATAATACCAATTTAGTGTTTTTACCTCTTAACAATTTATTTAACTCCGTTAATATACAAACATTCATTGAAGTTTCCAAATTTTGTAATATATAATTAAACAACTTTTGTGGATTCATATTTTCCAACTCGCTCTTTTTAAAGCAATAACCTGAAATTGGCACAGAAACTTGTCCCGAGTTATTAAACTCATTCCAGTTGTTATCAATAAATTTCTTTACTTGTTGAAAAAATTCAAGGTGCTCATACTCTTTAAATACGCCTCCGTATAGTTGCTTAAACGTGAGTTCTTTGGCTTCTTTATAGCTCGTCCCATATAGGTCCGCGAATGCTTGGTGGACATCCACATCGCCAAAATCATAGGCAACCAAACGACTAGCGAGATGAGGATGATATGCACTAATATCGTATTCCACAAACCCATGACTCGGTATAAAGCTTCTCCTTGAACCATTATCTTTGTTTAATGCGGCAAAATTAAGGCCATTAAAAGTGTTACTTGGTCTACGTGTAGTTGTAAATAAGTTATAACTGGTGTAGACTTTACCATCACTGATTGAGTAGTGAGGATTGATTTGGCTAAAATATTCATTAAAAACTGTTTCATCTATGTTTATTCCATTTTTTTCGATTCCAAAGAATGCGATTGTTGATTTATTATTATAAAAGTCAAAGTACGTAGGTAAATCCTGTGTAAAATGTGGTTTTACCTTATTATAAATATTTTCACATACTTCATAATGCTTAACTACCGGAATTATTTTATTTATTTTTAGATTGTCCGGATACTTGTTATAAAAATATGTGTGGGTTGGTGTTTGATCTTGTATATACGGAGGAATGAGTATGTTTATATCGCGCAGGCCCTTAATTTGAAAGTAATATAGCGCATTCTTCTTGTCACGCACCCATAGACACTCAATTGACGTTAATAACGCGTTTACTAATGTTGTACTTACATTTAATGTCTCACTATGGTCAATACATAACATAAAACCTTTTGATTCATTAGACGGTCTAAAATACACTAAAGATACATTATTTAAAGCAGAATGTATTTTATCGTGATGTGGAATTATCTCCACAAATGCTTCTTTGTATTTTTTATTTATAAGATGCTCAACCTGTTGTTGAGTTTCGATTAACCAAAACATTTATAACCTATTTTGTATGTAATATACAATGGTTACTTCATATCTCCAAACTTGCGTTGGGTGGAATTCATATGATTATCTGGGGTATTATGTTTTGGGTCTTTATCATTCATTAATGAACTTAAATCTTTATTTTTATCAGTACCTTGATAGAATTTGATGTAATTTTCGTTTAAAAATTTAGATAATCCCTTAAAACCATTTTTTTCTTCTAATCTAACTATGTTTCTGTTAGTTTTAAATACATTTTCTACATTTCCATTAATTTGCCAAGGCAAAGAAATTACATTGTATAGTTCCCACAAATATTCACTATTATGTTGTGCTAAATTTTCAAATGTAGATTGATCGGTTTCTATAAAGGTTGTATCGTTTGCTTGTTTAGCAAAATATCTTGTAAAATATCCTACTTGATAATCTTGTTGGGATGGTTGTGGATAATATGGGGTAGGAACTTTTCGAGAAACATATTGTTCTTTTAAGTTTTGGGTATAGTTTCCTAATTCTGTTAAAGTACTAAAGTTAGGTGCTTGTTTAGTACGAAGTAGATCTGATGATTGTTGGAAATCTTTTAGATCTATTAATAATTCAGGATATCTTAATGCTTGAGGGTTTTGACCAACAAATCTATCTCCAGTTGATAATTTATAATAAGGACCAACATATGAAGTAAAATCAGATGAACGAATTAATTCTCCATTGGAAAATAAATTGGTTTGGATTTTTGATTTTGGATAATACGGCATTATGTTTTAACTTTTCTATTTGAACTGACTGTAAGACTTTCAATTTTTGTAGTCCATTCATTATTACCTATAGTATGAGATATACCTTTAATTAAAAAGTTAATTACACCTCCTTGGTCTCCGGATCTATAACTATATGGTAGAATTTCTTCTGTGATTGAAAACCGTTCATAGTTTTTCATTCCTGATAATCCTTTCATGTTTAATGAAAGATTAAAGGGGATAAAAAATGGAGAAGATGCTTTACCTTCTATAGCATCATTACCTGTTAAATATAATGATATATCTCTATTTGCTGAGCGAACATTATCTACTGTATCCGTAGCAAATTTTCTACTTTGGTAAAGACTATTAACTGCTTTTCCTACATATTGGATGTTAGTTTTAAATAATGCTTTTGGATCTAATTTACCAGCTTCGGCACCTTCAATACTACTTTTATCTAATTTTATAGTCATTAATCGATCTGTAAATCCAACATTTAGTTTAGATAAACCTGTTGCATTTTCACCTACAACATTTCCACCTGCTTGAGCGGAAATTGTAGCCATTGATGCCATATTGGGAGGTAATTGAACTTGAAAATCAACATTAGTTATAAAACTACCTTTAGGTATATCATTTGTTCCTATTCCATATACTTGGAATACACCCATTTTATTATTTTTTCTTTCAGCTTCTAAAATTAAATTTTCAACATTATCTAAACTACTACCTTCAATAATTTTTAAAGTATTATTTTCAGAATCAAATACAGGTTCTAATTTATTTACATTACCTAAAACATCATTAACTCCATCTAACATAGTTGTTAAAAATTTAAGTAAGTTAGTTTTACCATTAACATCTGTGTTTTTATCTAAACATCCTGCTATATAATCAATATTAACAAATATATTCATTAATTTACCCGCATAATCATTATTGTTAACAAAATATCCGGGAATTTCTTTAGTAAGAATATCCCATGAAGTATTTTCATCTTTGTATTTACTTGGAATAACACATACTCTAGGGTCTGAAGAGAATTGGGATGGGAATCTTAAACAAAAATTATATTCAGAACTAAAATCAATTGTAAAAATAGGGTTTCCTAATTTTTTATTATCCATTCCAGCATCATCACCTGCTTTTTTAGTAGGATCATAATAAAGAAGATTTTCTTGAATCCATTTTAATAAATAACCTAATCTTACATAATAAAAATTTAAATTTAAGGTTGAAGCTCCTGTAGAGGTGGGATTTGAAGAATTGGCAACAAATGTTAGTTTTAAAAGATTATCTTTATCTAATCCTTTACTAGCTTCTTGTCTCCAATTATATAACTGTAAATTTAAAGCTGTTTTGTTTTTTGATTCTACTGAGGTTTCCGGGGATAATTGAGCAATTTCTTCTTCTTTAGCTACAGATTGCAAGGCGCCTTCTAATGCTTTAAGTTCAGCATCAGCTTCAGCTTGACTTGCTTTAGCAGTATCTTCAGCTTTTGCTGAATTTCCTTTTAAAATAGATAAATTATTTAATGATTTTATTAAAGTTCTAAGGGATGGAATAATAGGTGTTAGTTTAGCTACAAGTGCAGCATTACCTTCGGGGCCAGGACCAGCTTCTGTTATAAATGCTTCTATTTCAGGGATTGCTTGTTGAGCAGTATTAGCAAGTCCTTTAAGATCGGAATTAGTGTTAAGGTTATTAAATTGGGCTAAAATTGAAGCATTAATTAAAGTTGAATTTTCAAATAAAGGTACTGATGTATCATTTGTGTTTTTTGCTGTTGTAAAAGCAGTAGAATAGTTTTGACTTATTTTTTGAGCAAGTTTAGATGAATTATAAGAAACAAGTGCATCTTCAAATCCTTTATTAACTGCCTCAGCCGCTAAAGGGGCTTTGGTTTTCTTATCTGCAATTTTTGTTTTTTGAGAATCAATTGCTGATTTTTTCTTAGTTCTAACTTGTGTTGGAGTTGGATCTTTTTTTAAATTAGCAGCATTAGTTGTATTAACTTTAAGAGTTTCAATAATATCTCCTAAACCTATTAAATTTAAATCAATATCATAAGAACCATCATCATTAAATTTCCAAGTAAAATTAGTTACTTTACCTAACATAGCATCATAATTATAGCATTCATCAATTCTTTGTTTTTTAATTGCTTTAATTATGTCTTGTTGTGTAGTACCATCTTTAAAAAATAATTTAAAAGGTTCAGTTGCAAATTCTTTTCTTTCTCTTAAAGGAGTGATTGTTGGATTATTAGGATCGGGTGGACTTGGGGAATTTTTAGAATCTAACCAAATATTGTGACCCCATTCTAAAAGCATTGAATAACCAATTCTAAAATAAAGAATATCAAAAATTTGTAATTGTTCTACGGAATAAACTTTAATTTTTACTGATGCTTTTGCTAGTGCTCCTCTATTATAAAAACTTACATCTGCTGAGATAATTGAAGGCATAGGAACAAACCCTTTTGAAGAAATACCTCCCCAACCATAGGCTGCTATAGTTCCTATAGGATCATTTTCTTGTCCACTATTATCTCCATAAACTCCAAATTTAATAGCGGGACTTAAAGAATTATTAACACCTACTGTACCACCAAACAAAATGCAAGATTGGGCTAATTTATTTCCAGTAAGATTTTCATTAATTTTTCGTTCTTTAAGTTGGTTTTTTCCAGCAGATAATAAATCATTTGTTACTTTTTCTTGTGTTGCAGTATCTTGGATTGTACTTCCGGAAACTTGAATTTCTATAAAGGTTGGAGTTGTTCCTATACTGATTGATGATGCTAATCTTAAAAATGCATTGCTATTATTCCCATATACTAAATGAGAATCTGTTTTATATCTAGTTCCAAGAAAATTTTGTCGAGTTTCTATTTGATTAATAACTTCTTCATCAAAAACTTGGCCGGTGATGTTTCCATTTTTTGCCATATTATATTCTATTTATTGTATTAAAAAGGGTTTTTGCAAGTGATACATTATAAGGAATTCTTATTTCTTCTCCAACAGGGATAAATAGGGAATTTTGTGGCATTATATCAGGATTTCCTGATGAAATAATCCACCATAAATTTATATCACCGTAAAATTGTTGAGCTAATAAATCTAATCTATCCCCTTCAGTAGTAATAACATAAATATCATTAATATCTTTTGGTAATTCAGGATATCTAGTACTTCGTTGAATAGGGAAAATTTTATTTCCTTCTGCTTCTGAAAATGGGATTAATGGTGTATTATTATATCTACTCATTATACATTAGTTTGAGAAGAATTTTGAACATTTTTATATCCTCCAGCATTATTACTAAAAGGTGATTTTTTACCAAATGTTATAAAAGGAGCATTAACATCATTTCCATTTCCTGAAGTAACATATTTCTCGCTAACTGTTTGAGGAATAAAATTATGGATAGGAGTAAAGTTAATACTACCAAGATCAATTAACTTAGGCATAGCGTATCCGTTATATATTTGATTACCATCTTTATCAAATACTGGGCCTGTGGTTGGGTTAGGACTAGTAGATGTTGCTGAAAAGGATGGAAGAGGATTAACTCTAACACCTTGGTCATTATAAGGAACTTCCCATCCTGCCTCATCATCTTGTGCAAATGTTACTCCTTTAATTATACCTGGGAGATTAGTAATGTAATCTCCAATAGTAAGTTTAAATAAATTACCTCTCATAAAACCTGCTTCTGTATAGTCTGGGGCCATTAATGATGCTAAGTAATTTAATTTACTATAAACAGATGACTGTTCCAAACTAGAAAGAACAGGAACTTTAAGACCAAAACTTATTTCTCTACCAAATCCATTATATGAATAAAAATCTTCTCCTCTACCCATATATTTTGTGTTTTTCCAATCTGCTGTATAGCTGTCAGATAAACCGCTTATGTAAGCTCTAAAATGAATATATGTGTTAAGACCTGAGCCATCATTATTTATTTTAACAAAATAAACGGGTACGGTATCTGTTAGATATTCTCCCTTTGGACCATCTTTACTTTGGTATAAAGGACTTACAGTAATTTTATCTACTCGTTGAGATTTTTTAATACTTAATTCTCTTTTATTTTTAAAAGTTGCTGCTTCACCATAAGTGCCTACACGATTAAAAGTAGGATTTAATCCAAATGTAAAAGTATTTCTTAAATGGATTCCTGTGGCTGCTAATGCTGTATTTGCAACATATGAAGCAGGATTAATAAATTGCCATTTTGAAACATTATTACCATATTGTCTAATATTTTGGGTAATTAGTAATGCTTGTTCTTTAGCAAGAAATTGTAAACCTTGTTCACTAATTAAAAATTTACTTATTCGTTCAGTATCTTGAAAAGTAGATTTAGTTAAAACTCCTTGACCTCTATATAAACTGTCAATAAAAGTTTTAGAAGATTGAGAACTATCTAATGAGGGAAGAGGAGTAGTTACTAAAGGTTTAGGATTCGATCCATTACCGGAAATACCTGCATCACCAGGAGTTCCTGCTCGATAAGGTACTGCTCTAAGATCATAAGCATTTCCTTTTCCGCTATCATGCTTATAGAGATCTCCATTAGCATAATACTTAAAGGAAGCAGGATCGGTAAGGAGTGTTACTAAACCCATTAATAATTACTTAGGTTGATTATCAATATATTTAGGTGGAGTTTGTCCATCTAAATCTAATTTAGATTTAGTTTTAAAATCTTTTTCTAATCTTGATTTTTGTTGATTTTCAATTTTTGGGGTTTGTCCAAATAAACTCAACGCGCTTGCCTTTAATAAATCTAAAATTGTCATGGTTTTTTTTTGTTTATAAATATTGAAAAATAAAAATTATTGTTGTTTAAAGTTACCAAGTGCTAATGCTTGGCCTACTTTTTGTCCATCTAAAGTTACTACTCCACCTCTTTCAACTGCTGCAATAAGTCTATCTATTTTAGCTTCTAAAGCTTGAGTATTAATATTCATAGATTTATTACTATTAAGAGGAACTACGGCTTCAGGACCTGCTTCACCAATTAAGGCATTTGTTGGTTTTGTAACAATACCACCTTCTGCTAATTTAACTTTAGGGAATTCAACTAAAGGGATTGTATTACCACCAAATCCAGGAACAAAATCTAACATTGCATTTATTGCTCTAACAGGTACATTTAACATGTATGAGAATACACCTAAAACTAGATTTATAAGTCCATTTGCTATGTTTTTTAACCCATCTGCTACTGCTGAAAAATCTCCTTTAAGAATTCCACCAATAATTTTAGCAACACCCATAAAGAGTTCTAAAACTGGTTGAAGAATAGGCATTAATGATTGAAATGCTTGTACTAAAATTGGGACTAATATTTTAGTTAATTCAATTATAACCTCTAAAATTGGTTTTAAAATAGGCAAAATTAGATTTAATATTTCAGTTACTAAAGGCATAAACGCTTTAATAATATCCATTACTATTGGGAGAAGCATTTGAATTAACTCAACAATTACTGGGAGTAGTTGTTTGGCTACATCTGCAAACATTGCTACTAATTTAATTAATATAGGAACCATGGATTTAAAAGCATCAGCTATCAGAGGTAATAAATCTTTAGCAGCATTTGCTAACATTAATACTATAGGTGATATACTTTTAATCAAACCAGCAATAATAGGACCTAATTGTATAAAAATAGAAGCAATTATTGGTAGAAACTGTTTAGCCATGTCTACTACAACTTCAAGTATAGGATCTAATGCGGTGAATATAGCATCAATAACAGGTCTTAAACTTTTAAATATATCTTTTATTACTGGGAGGAGTGTTTCTACTAATTCTTTTATAATTGGAGCTAAATGTTCAACAATAGGGGTAATAAATTCAAGTACTAATGGACCTAATTCTTTAAATGCTTCTACTATTGGATGAATTAATTCAAATATTTTTGCGAATTGGTTTGCTCTTGCTTCTTCAGCAGCTGCTAATCTTTCAGTTACAGAGGCTGAGGATTGCATTGCTGCAACACCTTGTTTTTGTGAATCTAATAATTGTTGGTTTTCGGAAACTGCTTCTTTTTGACCAACTAACATATCTGCCATTTGATCAACATTCATACCTAAAGCTTTTGCAGTAGCTTCTTTTTGTAAAGTATTCATTTTTTCAAATCTAGCAGCATCAATACCTTGTTTATTTACTTCTTCTAGTACCCCAACTAAATCTCCTGCTAATGCTTTTTTTCTTGCTTCTTCAAGATTTAATTCTTGACCAGTAAGCAATTCAGCTTCCATTTCGGCTGCTATTGAATCTTCAATATTTAATAAAGAATCAGCAATACCTCTAATATTATTTAATTCCATACCTAATTTCTTAGATTGGATAAATGCTTTAGTTAATCCTTCGGCTGAACCTCCCATGTTGAGTTTAATAACATTAGAGATTTTACCTACACCTTCCATAACTTCTTTTGTGCTAACATTTACTTTTTGAGTTCTAATAGTCTCTTGTGCTGTTCTAGCCATAGCATCTGCTACTTTACCAGCATCTTCACCTGTTAATTTAGATAATCTATGAATATCGGCTAAATTTTCAGCTGACATTCCTGCAAATACGTTTAATCTCATAAAAGTATTTAATGTACTTTGAGATAATTTTTCTGTTCCTTTTAAGGAACCATATATCTGAGTCATTGATTGGGTAGCAGCACCACCTGTAATACCCATAGCTCCACCAACTGCTCTAGCTTCACCAGCTAATTCATTTGCTTTGCCTTGAGCTACACCTAATGTTCTAGCTACTTGAACATTTTCTTCACTTAATCTTTTTGCTGCTTCTTCTCCTTTTTCATAAGCATTTTTTATCATTGATATAATAGCTATGGGTCCTAAAGCTGATTTTAGGGCAGCCCCAAAAGCCGCAACTCCTACTTTCATTTTACCAAAAGTACCTAATGCTTTTTTACCACCATCCGTTAATTCATATGATAATTCTTTTGCTTTTTCACTTGCGGCTTCTAAACCTAAGTTTTTCCCAACTTCACCTAAACCCATTTTTGATAAAGCCCCTGATACTCCGGTAATTGCTCGACCAAATGTACCCATCCCCTTATTAAGATTTTCTTGGCGTTTTTGTTGTTCTTCTAAATATACTTGATTTTCTGATAAAACTTTGGAAGTATCTTTTAACAACATGTATTGTCTTTCTTCAGATGACAAGTTTGCTTTTTGAGTTGATAAAGACTTTTGGCGAGTCATTACTTGTTGAGATAATTTATCAGCTGCTTCTTTAGCACCTTTTACTCCTTGAATTTCTTGATCTCTTAATCCCTTAAGTATTTCTTTAGATTTATTTAAACCTTTTTCTTGGTTAGCAATAAATTGAAGTTTCTTTTTTCCTTCTTCTCCAATTTCTTTTTCAATTTGGAGTTGTTGTCTTCTTGCTTGGTTTTGAAGTTTTTCATTTTTTGCTAAATCTCTACTTACATCTTTTAATGAAGAATATTCTGATGCTAAATTTTGTGTAAGTGAAACAGCTTGTTTTGTTAAATCTACTGATAATTTATCTGTGGTATATTTATCTTTTGAAGTTTTATATAAAAAGGACATTTTATCATTTAAAGCTCCAACTAAACTTAATTGTTCAGCGAGAGCAGCATTGTTTTCTTCAATGTTCTTTTTTGATATTTCCTCTTTTTTAGCCATTAACTGTTAAATATATGTTATAAATATTAAAAGGCACCAAAATTTGATGCCTTTATAATAATTATTTTAATTTACTTTTATCTGGGTTTACCCAATCTAATGCTGTGCGATTAGATGACTTACCTGTGTTTTTATTAGCTTCACTTTCTTTAGCTAAGGATTCGGATATAAAATTATATGTTGCATTTCTAAGCCATACAGGCATGTTATAAACGGTATCATAATCATATCCACCCTTTCCATAAAATAAAATTTCATGGATTATTCTAAACAATGAAAGTCTATACTCTTGCGTCAGGCCAAAAAAACTGGACCTGTAAAGGAATAGCTACCTCCTCTTCGCTATTTTCACCTTCGTATAAAAAAGTCATTTTTACATCAGGGTTAATTGATTTAAGATAAACTCTAAAAGCAGAAGCATCTTTTGCTAAAAGATAATTATCTATAAACTCTCTAATTGTTTTTTGATCTTCATCTTCGTTTACTGAAGAAATTTGATGTTTTAAACGGGTTGAAAGTTCAGCAGAATTATTTTTATTAATACGTTTAAGTCCTTTTACTTCAGCATCAATATCTTTTTCCATTTTTCCTGTAAGTAATTTAAAAGTTATTTCATTTTGAGAATGTGGTAAAATATATTTAAATAAATTAACTCCTTTTTCAAGAATTAAGGATTCATCTAATTCAACCGATGGAAGCTCTGCAAGATTAACTGTGATTTCTTCATTATTATAGGTAAAAGAATAATCTTTACCATACCCTAAAACGCGAGCTGCTACTAATATAGCGTTTTTATCTCCAAGAAATAAATCTTCATAATTAAATTTAGTAACCAATAAAGATTGAAGTAATTTATCAATTACAATACCTTGTTTGATATAATTTTGATTAGTAAGAATGTCTTCTTCTTTAGCAGTCATGTATTTCATTTCAACTTTACCGCTTGATAGAGGATGTCCTTCAGGGTATAATAAACCTTTTGAAGGTAATTCGATTGTTTCCGTAGGAAATTTGATTTTGCTGTCCATAATTTTTATTTAGTATAACTTTGTTGTCGTATATAAATATATGAAAAAAAAGGAAGCTCGCAAAAAATGCGAGCTTTCTTAGATTATTTTTAAAAATTTATTAGAAATTCAATACACAATAATCAGGTTGAACTACCATTGTAAGATTTACTGCTGTGTCTGCTGTGTCCCAGTTATATTCACCGAAGTTAGCACTTGTGATAAAACATCCTTTTAAAATCCATTCTGATACGATGTCACCTACAGGTCCTAATACGTTAAATGTTAAATCTTTCTTATACATATCCGAATAACCATCACGTCCTGTTACTGATTCGTGGTGTAAACGTACCCATTCCATTACTGCTTGAGCTCCGGAGGGAGTAATAGGATCAAACAATGTAAATGTAATAGGATCCCATTTAGTCATACCTTTAACATAACGTTGAACGTTAATATGGTTTAATTGAACTGTACCTGAGTTTACCGTAATAGCACTTACACCTTTAATTTCGTATGAAGGAATACCATCAATATACATGATGAATCGGTTCGCCTGTTTTGGTTCAAACGCGGTGAAAAATATTTCGTTAGAATCTAATATTGCCATTTTGTTTATTTATTTAATTTTGTTATAAATATTTAATTTTTAAATTTCTTATCCAGGGAATGTTGCACCTGTTGGTAAGATGTTGAAATCCAAGTAAATAAATTCGGCCGTTTTGGTTGGTTGAATATAAATTTGACCTACCATTTGGTTTCTATCGATTACATCTGCTGGGTTGTTACTATCGTCCATAATTACTTTAAAAGCATACAAACCTTGTTTTTGTTGTACTGTTTCCAAGTATGGGTTTACGGATGCTAAAAATGAATTTCTTGTAGCGATTGTATTTTGTTCGAATACTAAGTTTTGAGCTACTTCTGAAATGAAATTTTTAAGAGCAATTAACAAACGACGAACATTTACACGATCTAAAGCTGATGCTTTTTTCTGTAATGTTTTTTGACCATATACTACTACTCCGTTTGCAGGGAATGTAGCTATTGGGTTTACAGCTCCTATATAAAGATTATCGCGTTGGGTTTGAGTTAATTTAGTTTCTGCTTTAACTACAAGATTTAAACCACCTCTATTAATACCTGCTGGTGCAAACCATGGCTCAGATACTGTATCATTGTAAGCAAATACACCAGGAATTACTGTTGATGCTGGGATCCATACTAATTGTCCTGAATCTGGTTCAACGATTTGAACCCAAGGCCAATATGAAGCTGCATATGAAGTATTTCTATTTCCTGCTTGTGTAGTTGCTGAGGATACGGTTGAACCATAAGGTACTAAATCTGCTATAAAAATATTATCACCTCTATTTTGAGTATTATTGATAATAGTAGTCATTTGAGCACCGTAGTTAGTATCGGAATTATATAAACCAGGAGTTACTAATACATTAAATTTATAAGCATCTTGGTTAGACATTAAATTAATTGAATTTGTATAATTAAGAGCTATTAATCCTTGAGTATTAGAAGTATTGATTGTATCATAAAAATTAGCTCCTGCTTTTAATGTACCAACAGCACTACCAAATGATCCACTATTACTAGCAGGCATAAAGGCAGCATATGCTGTAGTTGGATATCCACTATTGTCAAAATAGTTAGGCATTAAGAAATCTGGATCAATACTAGATACATAAACATATTTTGAATTACGTTTGTAATTACCTACAGTTTGTACTGAAAGAGAAGATGTGTTATATACATCGTATTGATCCCCAATTACTTTAGAAATAAAGTTTGGTTGAGTTGGATCTAATGATAAATTAGTCCAGTTTTCTAATATAACAACATTATTGGTGTTGTCATTACCTCGTCTAATAAATAAATCAAATGTGCCTGAGGCTGTATTTGAATTTGCAATTTGCCATCTAAGGTTATAGTTTGAACCTGATGCTAATGATCCACTAACATCTAAAGAACTAGTACTATTCATAATAGTACCTTGAGAGATAGTAGTTAAAGTAAAGGCACTACCACTTGCAATAGCTCCTGCTGTACTACCTGAAATAAAGGATGATGTTGCAGATGTGTATGAACCACTAGCTACTCTAGTTACTAATAAAGTTTCACCACCGTTAGCAAAATAATTATATGCTGTAATTGAGGTAAAAAATGAGTAAACGTTACTAGCGCTAAGGAAAGTAGAACCAAATTTATTAGTATAATCACTGTATGAAGTAACAATAGTTGGAACTTCAACAGGTCCTATTACTGTAGGTCCAAGAATAGCAGCACTATTTCTGATGGGTCCTTGGGAAACAAATGAGTTATCATTTTCGGATGCGAGGACTCCTGGGGATATTAATGATTCGGCCATGTTAATGAGTTGTTTTTTATTCTGTTATAAATATGTTAAAAATTTTTAAAAGTCATTTATTCGTGAATATTTTTAAATTCGCCTGTTTTTAAATTTAAAGCGACTTCACCATATTTTTCTTGTAACTCAATTCCAATTTTAGAACAATTTTCTTCTAAAACTTGTAATTCTTGGATTAATTTATTTTTTTTATTTTTTAAACATTGTAACTCATATTCTAAATTACCAAGTTGATTTTTTAAATTTTCTCGTTGGTTATTTAGTTGATTTAATAAATGTAACTCTTCAGGGGTTAAAAACATATTCACGATATAAATATTCGTTCTATATTAAATATTAAGAAGTTTGTTAAGAGATTCAATTATTTGAGAAGGTTTAATAGTTTTTGTACACTCAAATTGACGTGGTGTATCTTTATGATCAGGACACCATTCCCAATCACCCGGATTTAACCATTCTCTATTAAAACATCCATTACATACATTAGTATCATAGTTAAATATACGTTCACAATCAAGAAACTCACTATATGGTAAACTAAATCCTGAGATTAGTATTACAGGTGTACCTATAGACCATGCTAACCAAGATAACCCACTACCAACACCTATAAAAGCATCAGCGTGTTTAATATCTACCATTCTATCTTCAATCGGATAATTACCTGTTTTATTAATTACTCCTTTTAATTTACCTCCTAATTTTGAATCATGCCATTTATCACCTAATTTTTCTTGGGTGATTATTACTACTTTATATCCTTTTGCATTTAAATAATCAATTACTGTTTGCCATCCGCCTGGGTAATTCCAATATTTAGCATGTGCTGAAGCGTGAGGTGCAATAACAACATATTTACCATGAATTTGTCTTCCCTTATTAGGAACATTAATTTTTGGTTTAGTTTCTACATAAGATAATCCTAATACAGATGTTGATGTTTCTCCTAATGGATGTTGTTTAAAATCAATTGGGATTTTTAAATTATTTATAGTTCTATCTTCATTATAAAACCAACCAATATTGTACATAGCATATAAATCATGTACTTCAGTACCTGGGGTAACAAATTCTAATTCAGGGTATTCTTTTTCAAACCATTCATTGTGAAATGTTGAACATATTACATGACATTTATGAACTTTTCTAAATTCATCTATAAACGGAAACCAAGCTAAGGTATCACCTAATGCTGAGGACTCTAAATGAATATAAACTCTTTTTTCTCTAGCATTAAAATCATGTTCGAATACTAATTCATCATTTTCTTTATCGTAAACTTCAATTCTCCAATTAATGAAATATTCAATACCTGGTTTGGTCCACATATTGTTAGTAATCTCTGCTTCATATACTAATTCATCTTTAGATTTATTAAAAAATTTAGCTACATATGTTTTAGAGTTAGAACCTATAATTTCTAAAAATGCTCCTTTTAAAAAATTAAACTTAAATGTATTATTATTTTCCTTATTTGGAATGTTTAATTGGGGGGTGTTATTATACTCCTTAATCAATATTTCTTTCATATACTTTAATTAATTCTTTAGAACGGTTAAACCATGATAATTCTTGAGATGTTACTACTAATTTATCTCTATATAATGACCAATTACTTAATATATCTTTTAAACCTCTATCCATTTCAAATACATCACGTGGAGATCTCCAAGCACCGTGAAAATCTGTTTCAATTTCCCAGTTAGCAATAAGAGGTAAACCAGCAGCTGCTGCTTCAATCATTGTTAAATTAGGATGTCCAGCTTCTAAAATAGTTGGGTGTATAAAAATATCGTGGGTGTGATATAATTCCAATAATTTACTATTAGGAGTATCAAAAACCAAGTTTAGTTTAGGGTAACCTAACATCCACAGGTGTCCATTAAAAAATCTTTTATTATCTGAAGGGCCTGCTATTGTAATTTCTAAATTATTAAGCATTGCTAACCCTAACCCTAAAGCAAAACCTTTTCTATCAAATGTAGGATCTCCACCTAAACCATTATTAGCTATCATTAATAGTTTTGGATTAGCAGGAGTATTTTTTTGTTTTGGATATAATTCATTTGTGTTAACACCATGAGAGAAATAAACACATTTATCACTTTCAAAGTAGTCAACTAAAAATCTAGCAGGCATTAAAGATATAAGTGAACCTTCAATTGCTTGGAGGTTTTCTTTATAAACATGAGAATCCTTACCATAAAAGAAAGCATGATGGTCGTGTAATTGGTAAACATATGGTATACCTCTTTCTGCTAATTGAATTGCTAGATTAGCTACGTGACAATGAACTATATCATATTCTCCAGGATTAATTTGACCTGACATTTTAATATCTACTTCATGTCCTAATTCTTTTAGATTTTGGGTAAATTCCCAAACAATTTTTTCAATAGCTCCCCATGCTGGAGGTGGGATTGGAATACCACAACCCGGATCGACTTGACAGATTTTCATTATGTTGTAAATATTAAAGGGTTATCGGTTGAAGCATCTTTAACAGTTTGTTCTATAATACTATAACCTGGGAGATGTTTTGTATAAATTTTTTCGGCTGTTCCTATTTTTAATTTAGCAACATTACACATCCATAAATCAATAGCATCCCAAGTCATAGTTTCTAATAATGTTTTAATTTTTTTAGTTTTAATATTATTAATTAAATATGATTGTGCTGGGATAAAAGGGGTTACATTTGTATAAATGTCATCAATTTTAGGTCCATTTAAATTTCTATCTTGCCATGGATTTCCAAATCCAATAACATCCATATCTGTTTGATATGATAATTTATTAAATCGAATTAAAGATTCATATAACTCTTGATAATCACTATCTACTATAACATCGCCTTCTACGATTAATACAAAATCATAGTCTGTATTATCCTCAGCGCATATAGCATTTTTATGAGCTAAATAACAACCATAATGTCCAGGAGCTAATTTATAATAACCAGGTACTTCTTGAATTTCGTGTGGACGTGCACATGTTTCTTTAGGTGGAAGCCCTTTCCATATTTCATTAACTCGTTGTTCGTATAATATACCTGTTTTTTTACAGAAATCTTTAATATTATCTATTGAACGGATTTCTTTTTCATTAGTTTCAGGTTCAGTAACTAAATGCATTAATTTAATTTTAGGTAAATGATTTTTTACTTCAATACTTCCATTAAATTCTAAATTTGTTACCTGGATTGTGGTGATTTTTAGGATTTTATGGTAATTACTTATAGTAAATACTACCTCCATTCCTTCTTCGTATGGAAGGATTTTATAATAATCTGTTTTACCCTCTATGTTTAATTCATCAAAGAATACTTCGTTTTTATCCTTATCAAGTACTTTAATTTGAATTAATCTTGATTCTTTACTATTAGAAATTCTAATATAAGGAGCAAATGTGTTAGGAATATTAGTAGATAGTACAGTGTAATATTCTACTTGGGAAAAATCAGAATGATCAAAAGTTTCTATACTTTTTTGATTAAATATTTCAATATCTTCAAAATAAATTTGATCTGAACTTCGTTTAAATATATGATGCCACATATTTTCTAAACCATTACTTTCACTTCCTAATTGGAAACGTAAATGTTCATAATCTTCAGTATTAAATACTTGGTGAACATGATCTAAAAAGAAATCTGAGTTGGAAGCATAAAAATAAGTATGTAAAGCATCACCTTCTGATGCTCTATATTTACCAAAGTATGCTTTTTTATTATCTAATATTTCAGATACTTCATTAATATGTTTTGTATTTTGAATAGTGTAATCAAAATTGATAAAGAATAATTTTTTATATCCTAAATTTTTAGCTAAAGCAGCACCGTTTACATAATTTGAATAAACACTAGGGCCATGATATAAATCATTATCATTTCCTCTTAAATTAATATGGACTTTATGATCAGGAAGATCAGCCCAATAATTACAATAATATGAATGTTTAGTTAAAATATTATTGTTATCAACAACAACATAATCTGCTTTTGCTTCTATAGCAAATGGAACAGGAATATGTGATGTAACTAATACTTTTGTTCCTCTAGCATGAATTGAATCAATTGTTTTTAATGTAGTTTCAACTATAGTATCACTTATTGGGAAAGTTGATAATATAAAAATTTCTTCATTTAAATTAGATTCTTTAACACCTAATTTTTCAGCAATTTTATTACAATTAATTTTAAAATCATCAAACTTTAAATAATTAATAGTTTTAAATTTATCAAAATAATTTAAATAAACTGGGAGATTATATATTAATGTAGGGATTTGATTTGAAATGGCCTCACGAATAACTAATGGCATTGTTTCTTTATCATTATCATGTCCACGAGAGGTAAACAAGAATAAATCCATTGCCTGATAGAATTTATCAACGTCTGTACGTTCGTTCCACCATGTTAAATTTGGGGGAGTGTTTTGAGCTAATGGTTCCCAATACCATTTAAAATTATCTGCTCGGTTTCCTAAACTATGAAATTCCACATCAGGAAATTGTTTAGCATATTCAAAAAATTCAGCTTGATTTTTACGAGATGTATATAATCCAACATGTAAAACGTGTTTTTTAGCGGGATCTAATTGTAGATTACGCAATGCCTCTTCACGGTCAGGACGTTCTATATATTCAATAGGATATTCGACTAATACGCTAGGAACGTTAATATCTTTATATTGATTTATTTGCCATTGAGATACAAACATGAATTTATCAGGAAAGAAACGTTTATCTTCTGTGTTATAAGAAGAATCATGTGACGTTTCTATAATGATATAACTTCTATCTTGTTTATAAATTTGTTTGGCTACTTCTTCATCCATAAAAAACTCAGGAATTTCTTCCAAATGGATAATATCAGGTTGGACTTGATTAATAATATCAATCAGTTCTATTTTATTTTCTTCTAATGTAAAGAATTTATCCGGATCAATAAGGTTTTGGATTTTATTTTTTGTAACTACAAGAATACCTCCAGTACAATCAACCCATTCTACAAGATAAATTTCAAATTCATCTTTAAGTAATTCAATTTTTTTAGTTAAATATTGAGGGAGTCCGCCAGTTGATAGATGCGGTGCAACATATAACAATTTTTTCATAATAACTTATTTCCAATAAATATACTAAAGAAAATTTAAAGTTCCAAACTTAGCTCATAGTAACATCCCAAAGTGAACCTGTTTTATTTGCTAATGGTGAATTAAGAGCTATTGTTGCAGTGCCATAAGTTGTTGAGTCATAAGTATTACCTCCATTATTTACCGTTGCACTTGTAAAAAATGGACTACCATTAATAAAAAAATTTGCAGTTACAGCTCCTGCAAGACCAGGGTATGAAGGAGATGTTTGGATGTCTAAAACCCAATAATAAGTGTTTATTAGTGGGGTAATAGTATCTTGCTGTATGTCAGCTCCAAAAGTAGGGAAAAATGGAGCTAGGGAGAATCCTCCAGCAGCATATATATATGTTAATGAACTATCGTAAAGGGTTAATCTAATATTAAAATCATAACAATCTGGTGGGTCTGGGGGCATTATGGGAGAAGGACCACTATAGGCACCATTAACAGTTATTAATCTATCATAATTACTATCATAAAAATAATTTAATCCTGAAAAATCACTTACTTTTATATTTGTAGTTTTTGCAGTAGTAAGATATATTCTATTTGCTCCTGATCCTTCACCTTGTCCCCAATTATTATCAGGTTGATTACCAGAACCATTTAGACCTGTAAAATATGAAAAAAAACTCATAGTATTTAAGCTAAGGATACCTGTAGAATAAGCACCATTAGCTTCACTCCATATATCACTAAAATTTATACTTGAAGTTGGAACTGCCATTTTTATTTATTTAATTTATCTTCTAAATCTTTGACTTTTTTACTTAATTCTTTAATTGCTTCAATTAATAAAGCATTTAAGTTACCATATGCTACTGATTTCATTCCTGTTATAGCATCTGTATTAACTACTTCTGGGAGAATTAATTCTACTTCTTGTGCAATTACACCTGCATGTCTACCTTTATAATTTTCTTTATCATCTAATCTTGTAAATGTTACACCATTTATTTGGTTAATTTTATTGATAGCATCTTCTATTATTTGTATATCACCTTTTACTCTTCTATCAGAGAATGCTTGAATATCATTTGATGCGTATATAGATACACCACTTACGTTACCGCTTACGTGTAGAGGATATGATGGAGAAGTTGTACCAACACCTAATCTGCTGTTTGTCATATCAGCATATAAGAACGATACACTTTGTACTGTTGTTGTACTTGTTGTGCGTACTAAGTAATCAGGTTGGTTAGTAAATACACCACCACTAATACCTGATGTACCATTGATTGATTGACCACTTGTACCCGAAGCTCCAGTAGTACCATTTGAACCATTTACTCCTGAAGTACCATTAGCTCCACTAGCACCATTGTTACCTGAGTTTCCATTTGAACCTGAAGTTCCAGTAGTTCCTGATACTGCACTTACTCCTGAAGCACCTGCGTTACCATTATTACCTGAAGATCCGTTTGAACCTGAAGTTCCTGAAGCACCACTTACTCCACTAGGACCTGCACCTCCATTATTACCAGCTGAACCACTTGTACCATTTGTTCCTGATAATCCTGAGTTTCCTGAGTTACCTGCAGCTCCTGAAGTACCGTTTGAACCTGTAGTTCCATTTGTTCCTGATAGTCCTGAGTTACCTGAAGCACCTGCGTTTCCATTGTTACCACTTGAACCATTTGAACCTGAAGTTCCTGAAGCACCACTTATTCCACTTGCTCCTGCTCCTCCGTTATTACCATTTGAACCTGAGGTTCCGTTTGTACCTGATAATCCTGAGTTTCCTGAATTTCCTGCTGCTCCTGAAGTACCGTTTGAACCTGAAGTTCCACTTAAACCACTATTTCCTGAGTTTCCTGCAGCACCATTATTACCGTTTGAACCTGTGGTTCCGTTTGTACCTGATAATCCTGAGTTTCCTGAATTCCCTGCTGCTCCTGAAGTACCATTTGAACCTGTGGTTCCATTAGTTCCTGAATTTCCTGAGTTTCCTGAGGCACCGTTATTACCATTGTTGCCTGAAGTTCCGTTTGAACCTGTTGTTCCTGATAATGCGCTATTTCCACTGTTACCTGCAACACCATTACTACCATTTGTTCCTGATGAACCAGTTGTACCTGATAATGCGCTGTTTCCACTGTTTCCCGCTGCACCGTTGTTACCTGAAGATCCGTTTGAACCTGTTGAACCTGAAGTACCGGATGCTGCACTTACTCCTGAAGCACCTGCGCCTCCATTATTACCTGAAGATCCGTTTGAACCTGTTGTACCTGATAATCCACTTAAACCACTGTTTCCTGCATTACCATTATTACCTGAAGTTCCGTTTGAACCTGTTGTTCCGTTAGTACCTGAGTTTCCTGAGTTACCCGAGTTACCATTTGAACCTGAGGTTCCATTAGTACCTGAGTTACCCGAGTTGCCTGAAGCGCCATTATTACCTGAAGTTCCGTTTGAACCTGTTGTTCCTGATACTCCTGAGTTACCTGAGTTACCTGAGTTACCAGTAGCACCATTACTACCATTTGTTCCTGAGGAACCAGTTGTACCTGATGCTGCGCTGTTTCCACTATTTCCGGCGGCACCATTATTACCTGAGGATCCTGAAGTACCTGTTGAACCTGATGTACCGGATAATGCACTGTTTCCACTGTTACCTGCAGCACCATTAGATCCATTTGAACCTGTTGAACCTGATGTACCTGAAGTGGCACTTAATCCGCTATTTCCTGCAGCACCTGCGTTTCCTGAAGTACCGTTTGAACCTGTAGTTCCACTTGTACCACTTACGTTTGAAGTACCATTAGCACCTGCTGCTCCGTTTGAACCATTTGAACCTGATGTTCCACTAGTACCACTTACAGCACTTGCTCCACTATTTCCTGCGTTACCACTTGAACCATTTGTTCCTGTTGAACCTGAAGTTCCTGAGGTGGCACTTAATCCGCTATTACCTGCAGCTCCTGCGTTTCCTGAAGTACCATTTGAACCTGTAGTTCCACTAGTACCACTTATATTTGATGTACCACTATTTCCAGCAGCACCGTTTGTACCGTTTGAACCTGAAGAACCGGATGTTGCGCTAATTGTGCTAACACCTGCTACTGCAGCTCCTCCAGAACTACCATTTGAACCAGTTGTTCCTGATGTTCCGCTTACTGAGGAAGCACCGCTATTACCTGCATTACCTGCTGAACCATTAGTTCCGGTAGAACCACTTGTTCCTGAAGTAGCGCTTAAACCACTATTACCTGCAGCACCTGCGTTTCCGGATGAACCATTAGAACCTGTAGTACCTGAAGTTCCACTTATGTTTGAAGTACCATTAGCACCTGCTGCTCCGTTTGAACCCGTTGTACCTGAAGAACCTGAAGTACCACTTGCTGCGCTAGCTCCATTATTTCCTGCGGCACCAGCAGAACCGCTAGTTCCTGAAGAACCGCTTGAACCACTTACTGCTGATTGTGTACTTTGACCTGATGTTGCTGCCGCTCCCGTTGTACCTGATGAACCAGTTGAACCTGATGTACCTGAGGTAGCACTTAATCCGCTATTTCCAGCAACACCTGCATTACCATTTGATCCATTAGATCCTGTAGTGCCACTTGTGCCACTTACATTTGAAGTTCCACTAGCACCAGCAGCTCCATTTGAACCTGTTGATCCTGTAGAACCTGAAGTTCCGCTTATATTTGAAGTACCACTGTTTCCAGCAGCACCATTACTACCATTTGAACCTGTAGAACCTGAAGTACCACTTAATGCAGAAGCTCCACTATTTCCTGCGTTACCATTTGAACCATTAGTTCCTGTAGAACCGCTAGTTCCTGATGTTTGGCTTAATCCTGAGTTACCAGCAGCACCTGATGTACCATTAGTACCTGTTGAACCTGAAGTACCTGAACTTCCTGCAGTTCCTGATGTTTGACTTGCACCTGAAGTACCTATTGCACCTGAAGTACCATTCGAACCAGTTGAACCACTTGTTCCTGAAGTTTGACTTAAACCACTGTTTCCAGCAGCACCCGTTGAACCATTTGTTCCTGTTGAACCTGAAGTTCCTGAAGTAGCACTTGCACCTGAGGTGCCATTAGCTCCTGTAGCTCCATTTGAACCGTTTGAACCACTTGAACCTGAAGTGCCACTTGCAGCACTTGCTCCACTATTACCTGATATTCCATTCGAACCATTTGTTCCTGAAGAACCAGTTGAACCTGAAGTGCCGCTTAAAGCTGATGCACCTGAGTTACCTGCAGCCCCGTTTGAACCGTTAGATCCTGATGTACCTGAGGTACCTGATAAAGCACTTAATCCGCTATTACCTGCTACACCTGCTGAACCGTTAGTTCCTGAAGAACCAGTTGTACCTGAAGTTCCACTTAATGCAGAAGCTCCACTGTTTCCAGCATTTCCTGATGAACCGTTAGTTCCTGTAGAACCACTAGTACCTGAAGTTGCACTTAATCCACTATTTCCTGCTATTCCAGCATTTCCATTTGAACCTGCTGAACCAGTTGAACCACTTGTACCACTTACGTTTGAAGTTCCATTAGCACCTGCGGCTCCATTTGAACCATTTGAACCTGTAGTTCCACTTGTACCACTTATAGCACTTAAACCTGAGTTGCCTGCTGCTCCTGATGAACCGTTAGTACCCGTTGAACCTGAAGTACCACTTGTTGAGCTTAAACCTGAGTTTCCAGCGGCTCCAGCATTACCTGATGAACCTGCGGAACCAGTAGTTCCGCTAGTTCCACTTATATTTGAAGTTCCATTAGCACCTGCAGCACCATTTGAACCATTTGAACCAGTTGATCCTGAGGTACCGCTTAAAGCACTTGCTCCACTATTTCCTGCGTTACCACTTGAACCATTTGTTCCTGTTGAACCTGAAGTTCCTGAAGTAGCACTTGCACCTGAGGTGCCATTAGCTCCTGTAGCACCATTGGAACCATTAGATCCTGATGAACCTGATGTTCCACTTGCAGCACTTGCACCTGAATTTCCAGTAACACCTGCTGAACCGTTAGTTCCTGAAGAACCTGTTGATCCTGAAGTACCACTTAATGCGCTTGCCCCTGAATTACCTGCGTTACCTGAAGAACCATTTGTTCCTGTTGAACCTGAAGTACCGCTTATATTTGAAGTTCCGTTTGCACCAGCAGCTCCATTTGAACCTGCTGATCCTGATGAACCTGAAGTTCCACTTAATGCACTTGCTCCACTATTACCTGCTATACCTGCAGAACCTGTAGTTCCTGAGGAACCTGTAGTTCCAGAAGTTGCACTTAAACCGCTATTTCCAGCGACACCTGCGTTACCGTTTGATCCGTTAGATCCTGTAGTTCCTGAAGTGCCACTTATGTTTGAAGTGCCACTAGCACCTGCTGCTCCATTTGAACCCGTTGATCCTGATGAACCTGAAGTTCCGGATAATGCACTAGCTCCTGAATTACCTGCGTTACCTGAAGAACCATTTGTTCCTGTTGAACCTGAAGTTCCTGAAGTAGCGCTTAATGCTGAAGCACCTGCTACTCCTGTTGAACCATTTGTTCCTGATGAACCTGTTGTACCTGATGTAGCACTTAATGCTGAAACACCGGCTACACCTGCAGAACCATTAGTTCCTGAAGAACCAGTAGAACCACTTGTTCCTGAAAGTGCTGAAGCACCTGAGTTACCTGTGTTTCCACTTGATCCGTTAGAACCTGTTGAACCACTTGTTCCTGATAATGCACTTGCTCCATTTGATCCAGTATTACCTGAAGAACCATTTGAACCTGATGACCCTGATGTGCCACTAACAGCGGATATTCCTGATGCACCACTAATACCTGATGAACCTCCTGTACCTGCACTACCTGATGTACCTGAAGTTGCACTTGCACCTGAAGTACCTGCAACTCCTGATGCCCCTGATGAACCGCTTGTTCCTGTAGAACCACTTGTTCCTGAAGAACCAGCAGTACCTGAGGTTGAACTTGCACCTGATGTACCGGCAGCTCCTGATGAACCATTAGATCCTGTAGAACCACTAGTACCTGAAGTTGCACTAGCACCACTTAACCCTGCAGCACCTGATGAACCTGAAGTTCCTGTAGAACCACTTGTTCCACTTGTTGCGCTTAAACCACTATTTCCAGCAACACCTGCTGAACCTGAAGTACCGCTTGAACCAGTTGAACCTGAAGTACCTGATAAAGCACTTGCTCCTGAATTTCCAGCATTACCTGATGAACCGTTAGTACCAGTAGAACCACTAGTACCACTTGTTCTACTAAGACCTGAAGTTCCATCAGCTCCTGAAGAACCGTTTGAACCTGAAGAACCAGCCGAACCTGAAGTGCTGCTTAAACCACTAGTTCCATTATTTCCTGAAGTACCTGAAGTTCCTGATGAACCTGCTGTACCTGATGTTTGACTTAATCCACTGTTTCCTGCTACTCCTGCTGAACCATTGGTTCCTGTTGAACCTGAAGTACCGCTTGTAGCACTTGCTCCACTTGTACCTGCATTTCCTGTAGCACCATTTGAACCATTAGATCCTGATGAACCACTTGTTCCACTTAAAGCACTAGCTCCACTATTTCCTGCGTTACCTGTCGAACCGTTAGTACCAGTAGAACCACTTGTTCCACTTGTTGCGCTTAATCCGCTATTTCCTGCTGCACCTGCTGAACCATTAGATCCTGATGAACCTGATGTTCCACTTAAAGCTGAAGCTCCTGAGTTACCAGCTACTCCGTTTGAACCTGAACTACCACTTGAACCTGTAGAACCACTTGTTCCTGATAATGCACTAGCACCTGATGTACCAGCATTTCCTGTTGAACCGTTTGTTCCAGTTGAACCTGATGTACCTGATGTTTGACTTAATCCTGAATTACCAGCAACACCCGCTGAACCTGAAGTTCCGGTTGAACCACTAGTTCCACTTGAACCTGCAGTACCACTTGTTGCACTTGCACCTGAAGTACCTGCGTTTCCTGATACTCCATTTGAACCATTTGAACCTGATGAACCACTAGTACCACTTAATGCTGAAGCACCTGAGTTACCTGCGTTACCTGAAGAACCGTTTGTTCCAGTAGATCCTGAGGTACCTGATGTTTGACTTAATCCGCTATTTCCAGCAGCACCTGCTGAGCCACTAGTTCCTGATGAACCTGTTGAACCTGAAGTACCGCTTAAAGCACTTGCTCCACTATTTCCAGCGTTACCATTTGAACCATTTGAACCAGTTGAACCTGAAGTTCCTGAGGTAAAGCTTAAACCACTGTTTCCAGCATTACCTGCTGAACCTGAAGTTCCTGTTGAACCTGAGGTTCCTGAACTTCCTGCTGTACCGCTTGTAGCACTTGCACCACTTAATCCAGCAGCACCTGATGAACCTGAAGAACCTGATGAACCAGTTGAACCTGAAGTTCCGCTTAATGCTGAAGCTCCTGAGTTACCTGCATTACCACTTGAACCATTTGAACCTGTAGAACCGCTAGTTCCTGAGGTTTGGCTTAAACCACTGTTTCCTGCGGCTCCTGCTGAACCTGAGGTTCCTGTTGAACCGCTTGTTCCGGAAGTTGCACTTGCTCCACTATTTCCAGCATTTCCTGAGGTACCATTAGTACCAGTTGAACCACTAGTACCGCTTGATCCTGCTGTTCCTGATGTTGTTGAAGCACCTGAAGTACCTGCAGCTCCTGTACTACCATTAGTTCCTGATGAACCGGAAGTTCCTGATAATTGACTTAAACCATTAGTTCCAACAGCACCTGATGTACCTGCTGAACCTGAAGAACCTGAAGTACCAGAGGCTTGACTTAAACCATTAGTTCCTGCATTTCCTGAGGAACCTACTGTTCCTGATGAGCCACTTGTTCCACTAGTAGCACTTAAAGCACTTAATCCAGCAATTCCTGCTGAACCTGAAGTACCATTTGAACCTGTAGAACCACTTGTTCCACTTAATGCACTTGCACCTGAGTTTCCAGCATTTCCACTTGATCCGTTTGAACCAGTAGAACCACTAGTACCACTTAATGCACTTATACCTGATGTACCTGCATTACCACTAGAACCATTAGTTCCTGTAGAGCCACTTGTTCCACTTGTGTTGCTTAAACCGCTATTTCCAGCATTACCCGCTGAACCATTTGTACCGGTTGAACCTGAAGTACCACTTGTATTTGATAAACCTGAGTTACCTGCAGCTCCTGCAGAACCACTAGTTCCTGTTGAACCTGAAGTTCCTGCTGAACCTGATGTATTTGAAGCACCTGATGTGCCTGCATTTCCTGATGAACCTACGGTTCCTGATGAACCACTAGTACCTGATGTAGCACTTAATGCACTTGCACCTGCCGCTCCTGCTGAACCTGAAGTTCCAGTTGAACCACTTGTACCACTTGTATTACTTAATCCGCTATTACCTGCGACACCATTTGAACCTGAAGAACCTGATGAACCCGTTGAACCTGAAGTACTGCTTAATGCTGAAGCTCCAGCTATTCCTGCTGAACCTGAGGTTCCTGAAGAACCTGTAGAACCACTTGTTCCACTTAAAGCACTTGCTCCTGAAGTACCTGCTGCACCTGAAGATCCATTTGAACCTGTTGATCCTGAAGTACCACTTGTAGCACTTAATCCACTATTTCCAGATGCGCCTGCAGAACCTGAGGTTCCTGAAGAACCTGTTGAACCTGAGGTACCACTTAAAGCACTTAAACCTGATGTACCTGCTACACCTGAAGATCCATTTGAACCTGTTGATCCTGATGAACCTGAAAGTGAGCTATTTCCACTAGATCCTGCTATACCTGAAGAACCTGTAGTTCCTGTTGAACCTGATGTTCCTGAAGTTGAGGATGATCCGCTTTGACCTGATGCACCCGCAGATCCTGTTGTTCCTGAACTACCAGTTGTGCCTGAAGTTGCGCTAATAGCTGAAGCTCCGGCTACTCCTGCTGAACCTGATGTTCCTGAAGAACCTGTTGAACCTGAAGTTCCTGAAAGTGCTGAAGCACCTTGTGAACCTGCTATACCTGATGAACCATTTGTACCAGTTGAACCACTAGTGCCACTTAAAGCACTTGCTCCTGAGGTACCTGCAACTCCTGAGGATCCATTTGAACCTGTAGAACCACTTGTTCCTGATGTTTGACTTAATCCACTATTTCCTGCGGCTCCTGCGGAACCTGATGTTCCTGAAGAACCTGTTGTACCTGAGGTAGAGCTTAATCCGCTATTTCCAGCCGCACCTGCTGAACCACTAGTTCCACTTGAACCTGTTGAACCTGAAGTACCACTTAAGGCACTTGATCCTGAGGTACCAGTATTACCTGAAGTACCATTAGAACCAGTAGAACCTGAAGTTCCTGAAAGGGCTGAGACTCCACTTGAACCAACTGCTCCACTAGATCCATTTGAACCTGTTGAACCACTTGTTCCACTTGTAGCACTTGCACCTGAATTACCTGCAATTCCTGATGAACCATTTGTACCAGTTGAACCACTTGTTCCTGATGAACCAGCAGTACCTGATGTAACACTAGCACCTGATGTACCTGCAATACCTGTTGAACCGTTAGTTCCTGATGAACCGGAAGTTCCCGATAATTGACTTAAACCGTTAGTTCCAGCAGCACCTGTTGTACCTGCTGAACCTGAAGAACCTGAAGTTCCACTTATATTTGAAGCACCATTATTACCTGCATTTCCACTTGATCCATTTGAACCTGTAGAACCGCTTGAACCTGATGCGTTACTTGCTCCTGATGTTCCAGCATTACCTGTTGAACCATTAGTACCACTTGAACCGGATGTTCCTGAAGTAGTACTTAAACCACTATTACCTGAGGCACCTGAAGTACCGTTAGTACCTGTTGAACCACTTGTTCCTGAACTTCCTGCTGTGCCTGAAGTAGATGAAGCGCCACTTGTACCTGCAATTCCTGTAGCGCCATTTGAACCATTAGATCCAGATGAACCTGAAGTTCCACTTAATGCTGAAGCCCCACTGTTACCTGCTGCACCTACTGAACCTGAAGTACCACTTGAACCAGTTGAACCACTTGTGCCACTTAATGCACTTGCTCCGTTATTTCCAGCAGCCCCGTTTGAACCATTTGAACCTGAAGATCCTGAAGTACCTGATAATGCACTTGAGCCACTATTTCCAGCATTACCTGAAGTACCGTTTGTACCTGTTGAACCTGAAGTTCCTGATGAACCTGCGGTTCCTGAGGTTGTACTAGCACCTGAAGTACCTGCAGCACCTGTTGAACCATTTGTTCCTGAAGAACCTGAGGTACCTGATAATTGGCTAGCACCATTTGTACCAGCATTACCTGTTGAACCATTTGTTCCTGAAGAACCTGATGTGCCACTTAATGCACTTAATCCGCTATTACCTGCAGCACCTGCAGAACCATTTGAACCACTTGAACCTGTAGAACCACTAGTACCACTTAATGCGCTAGCACCACTGTTTCCAGCATTACCTGAAGAACCATTAGTACCTGTTGAACCGCTTGATCCTGAACTTCTGCTTAAACCACTAGTTCCTGTGTCCCCATCTCCTGAAGTACCGTTTGTACCTGTTGAACCACTTGTACCTGAAGTTCTGCTAAGGCCTGATGTTCCTATATTTCCTGAGGTACCTACAGAACCTGATGATCCTGAAGTACCTGATGTTTGACTTAATCCTGAGTCACCAGCAGCACCTGCTGAACCTGAAGTTCCTGTTGAACCTGAGGTTCCACTATTTCCTGAAGAGCCAGCTGTTCCTGAAGTTTGACTTGCACCTGAAGTACCTGCTGCTCCTGTAGAACCATTAGTTCCTGTAGAACCTGAAGTACCTGATGATGCACTTGCCCCATTGCTTCCAGCGTTACCTGTTGAACCATTTGTACCCGTTGAACCTGAAGTGCCTGATGTAGCGCTTAAACCGCTATTTCCAGCAGCACCTGCTGAACCTGAAGTGCCACTAGAACCAGTTGAACCTGAAGTTCCACTTAAAGCACTTGTTCCATTTGAACCAGCAGCACCTGAAGAACCGTTAGTACCAGTTGAACCTGATGTTCCACTTAATGCTGAAGCTCCTGAAGAACCTGCTATTCCTGATGACCCATTTGAACCTGTAGAACCTGAAGTACCTGCTGTAGCACTTAAACCACTGTTACCGGCTGCACCTGCTGAACCATTAGATCCGGATGAACCAGTTGAACCTGAAGTACCTGAAAGTGCTGAAGCTCCATTATTTCCAGCATTACCTGAAGTACCGTTTGTACCTGAACTGCCTGAGGTACCGCTTAATTCACTTGCTCCTGATGAACCTGCTATACCTGAAGAACCATTTGAACCTGTAGAACCTGAAGTTCCACTTATATTTGAAATACCACTATTTCCAGCAGCACCGTTTGTACCATTTGAACCTGTAGAACCACTTGTTCCACTTAATGCACTTGCTCCGCTATTTCCAGCGTTTCCACTTGAACCTGAAGTTCCAGTTGAACCCGCTGTACCACTTGTATTACTATCACCTGATGTACCTGCGACTCCAGTTGAACCATTAGATCCTGTTGAACCGCTTGTACCAGCTGTTGCACTTAAACCACTATTTCCAGCAATACCTGCTGAACCTGAGGTGCCATTTGAACCTGTAGAACCACTAGTACCTGATAAGGCACTTGCACCGGAGTTTCCAGCATTTCCACTTGATCCGTTTGAACCAGTAGAACCACTAGAACCTGCTGTATTACTTGCTCCGCTTGTTCCTGCATTTCCAGTTGAACCATTTGTACCTGTTGAACCTGAAGTACCTGAAGTTGAACTTAAACCTGATTGACCTGCAAAACCTGCTGAACCTGAAGTTCCTGAAGAACCAGTTGAACCACTTGTTCCGCTTTCTGCACTTAATCCATTTGTTCCTGCTATACCTGTAGATCCATTTGAACCTGCAGAACCACTAGTTCCACTTAATGCGCTAGTACCTTGTGAACCTGCTAAGCCACTAGATCCGTTTGAACCAGTTGAACCGCTAGTACTACTAAGAGCACTTGTTCCATTACTACCTATATTTCCTGAAGTACCATTAGATCCTGTTGAACCTGATGTACCACTTAATGCACTTAAACCTGATGTACCTTCAATACCTGAAGTACCATTTGAACCTGTAGATCCTGATGTACTACTTAATGCTGAAACACCTGCAATACCTGCTGAACCTGAAGTTCCTGAAGATCCTGTAGTACCTGAAGTGTTGCTTAAACCACTACCTCCAGCAACACCTGTGGAACCACTTGTTCCTGATGAACCAGTAGAACCACTTGTTCCTGATAATGTACTTAAACCATTTGTACCAATAACACCACTTGAACCATTAGATCCACTTGAACCTGAAGTCCCACTTTCTGCACTTAAACCACTAGTTCCTGTAATACCTGAGGAACCATTTGAACCTGATGTTCCTGAAGTAGCGCTAAGAGCTGATGATCCTGCTACACCTGCTGAACCAACTGTTCCTGATGAACCCGTTGTTCCTGAGGTAGCACTTAATGCTGAAACACCGGCAGCACCTGATGAACCTGAAGTTCCTGAGGAACCTGTAGAGCCGCTTGTTCCACTTTCTGCACTAGTACCTTGTGAACCATTTAATCCACTAGATCCATTAGATCCGGTTGAACCTGAAGTGCCACTTATATTACTTAAACCACTGTTTCCAGCAGCACCATTTGAACCTGATGAACCTGATGAACCTGTAGAACCACTTGTTCCACTTAAAGCACTAGCTCCACTATTTCCTGCGTTACCACTTGAACCATTTGTTCCAGTTGAACCACTTGAACCTGCTGTTGAACTTGCTCCACTTACTCCTGCATTTCCACTTGAACCATTAGTACCTGTTGAACCACTTGTTCCTGAAGTAGCACTCAACCCACTATTTCCATCTACACCATTTGAACCTGATGAACCAGTTGAACCACTTGTTCCACTTAATGCTGAGGATCCATTATTACCTATATTTCCGGAGGTTCCGTTTGAACCAGTTGAACCACTAGTGCCACTTAATGCACTTAATCCACTATTTCCTGCAGCTCCTGATGAACCTGATGAACCACTTGAACCTGTAGAACCTGAAGTACTACTTAATGCGCTTGCTCCTCCTGAACCTGCATTACCTGTTGAACCTGAAGTACCTGTTGAACCTGAAGTACCTGAGGTAGAACTTCCTCCGCTATTTCCAGCATTACCTGCTGAACCATTTGTTCCCGTAGAACCACTTGTTCCACTTGTATTACTTAATCCGCTATTACCTGCGGCACCTGATGTACCGTTTGAACCTGAAGTACCTGAAGTACCACTTAAAGCTGATGAACCATTATTTCCAGCATTTCCTGATGAACCAGTAGTACCTGATGAACCAGCAGTACCTGATGTTTGGCTTAAACCTGATGCACCTGCAACACCTGAAGTTCCATTAGAACCACTTGTTCCTGATGTACCTGCTTCTTGACTAAGTCCATTTGTACCAATAACTCCTGAAGTTCCATTAGAACCGCTTGTTCCTGATGTACCTGAAAGAGCTGAAGATCCAGCATTACCATTAGCACCACTACTTCCTGAAGTACCTGTTGAACCACTTGTAGCACTAGCACCTGAGGATCCAGCATTACCTGAAGTTGCATTATTACCTGAAGTACCTGAAGTACCTGTTGTATTACTTGAACCTGAAGTTCCAGCATTACCTGAAGTTGCATTATTACCTGAAGTACCTGAAGTACCTGTTGTTCCTGAATTTCCATTAGTACCAGCAACACCTGATGTGCCGTTTGTACCTGAAGTGCCTGATGTACCTGAAGTTTGACTTAATCCACTATTACCGGCAACACCTGAAGTTCCATTAGTACCATTTATTCCACTTGTTCCTGAAGAACCCGTTGAACCTGATAATCCGTTTGTACCTGAAGTACCGTTTATTCCATTAGCTCCACTAGTTCCTGAAGAACCTGTTGAACCTGATAATCCGTTTGTACCGTTTGTACCGTTTGTACCGTTATCACCTGAGGTACCTGAAAAACCCGTTGAACCTGATAATCCGTTTGTGCCGTTTGTACCATTTGTTCCATTAGCTCCACTAGTTCCTGATGAACCTGTTGAACCTGAGTTCCCGTTTGTGCCTGAGGTACCATTTGTTCCATTAACACCTGAGGTACCTGAAGAACCAGTTGAACCTGAATTTCCGTTTGTGCCGTTTGTACCATTTGTTCCATTAGCTCCACTAGTTCCTGATGAACCTGTTGAACCTGATAATCCATTTGTGCCTGATGTGCCTGATGTGCCTGATGTACCAGCAACACCTGCTGTTCCATTCGAACCATTAACACCACTTGTACCTGAACTTGAATTTACATATCCTACTAATCCTGTAGTTGGATTATATGTTACTACATATGGGCCAGCTTGTACTGGTAAAGTTTGTAGTATAAGAGGTTGTGAAGATCCGGAAATTACTAGCGAACCAGTAATTACAGCTGAACCTGAAAAAGGAAATCCTACACTTGATGCGGAAACATATACGGTTACACCAGTTGTATCAAATGTTGTTAATGCAACTGAACCGGAAAAGTTTAAAAAAGGAACACTAGAACTAACTAATGTACCATTTTGGTAAATATCAATAGTACCACCACCGGTATTATTAGGATCTACGTTATATACGCCTACGGGAACTTGGTCTAGGAATCTTACTTGAGCCATTATTTAGTATTTATCTGGTATAAATATGGCAAAGAATTATATTGCGTTAATTTTTTTCTTAATTTCTAGAGATTTTATTGTTTCAGGTGTAGTAATAGATCCATTACCATTATCTTGGCCATTATAAAGAGCATCATTAGAAGATGCCTCAATTGAAAATATAATTTTTGTTTTATCTGAGAATTTTTTCAATGAATTTATATCTTTTTGTAATATTTCAGGGACTATATATCCATTTAACTTAATGTTAAATGTACTTCTTATTAAACGTTCATCATTAGCAACTAATTCAGTTTGGAAACCAAATGAATCAATCATAGACTTAAATTTAAAACGTTGAGGGTCACCCCAATATGCATCTGAAGCATAGTTAATTGCTTCTACTATTTTATTAAGTTGTTCTACATAATATGTAAAAACTACACACGTGTAAGTTATAGTAACATAATCCGGAATAACAGTTGCATAAAATTGTTTTTCAGGAATTCTATTATTTAATACTTTAAAATTATCGTATGAGTTTCTTGGATCGTATTTTTTAGTTGAAACACTATAATTGTGAGGATTATTAGCATCTAATTTATTACCAATACTTCTAACTTTATCCATTGATTCACGTTTAAACATGAGTAATGGTGCTTGAATTCTTCCATTTTGATCTCTATAGTACCCATCTTTTTGAAATGATTTCCATTTTTCTTGTGAACCATAAATAATAGGAACAGGTAAACGTTCACCATTTTGAATGACTGAGGGTTGGATAACATTTTCAAAATAATAAAATACAGCTTCATCAATATCTTTGATACCAATGCTAAAAGGTTTTGTATTATCGTCCCTAAACGACGTCTGTAATGCGCGGTTAACACCAGGGACATTTGGGTCGGCGTAATTAGGATTACCTGCGGGAACATACGTTGAAACATGCTGTTCAACGCTTATTTCTCGTTGTGTTTTTGGAGTTGGTTTATTTAATCTGTTATTAGTAGCCATTACATTCTAGATAAAATTATATTTATTCTGTCTGATGGTACATAGTGACATACACATTCTACATCTACATTATAACCAAAATTTTCTAATCCTGGATTTAATGGATTGTTACCTGCAGCATCATAATTAGGAAATGCAGGATCTTTACCTACATAATAATTAGTCATATTAGTATTATCTACTTCCCAATATCCATTTTGATATTGAATAATATCACCTACTTCAGGTTGAATTTCAGCACCATATTGAACAACTGGGTTTTGTTGAAATGTTCCAAATCCTTGTCCTTGATTTGCATCATTTAACTTACTTATTAAATCATCTCTTAAAAACCTAAAAGTCATAGGCCAATCAAAATCAACACCTAAATCACTTACTGGAGAGGTTGTATCTCCAATCTCTGCAATAGTAAATAACATAACAGGATCAGCAAAATTTCTACCTTCAAAAGCTTCACCATACATGTTAGTATTTGTAGATCCTACTTTATATTTGTAATACATTACTTCTTGAGATATAATATTTCCCATCAACTCTCGATTGACTCTTCGAAACATACTTACATCTCTTGCTCCACCGTATAATGCCATGTTATCCTATAAAAATTGTCATTGGTACTTGGCTGATTTCAGCAACACGAGCTACTGATTCTGCTTGTCTTCTTTCAAGTAATGCTTGACGTGAGGTTTCATTAAAATATTCTCTTAATCTTACAATTAATGCTTCTCTTTCTGTAGCAGCAGATGAAACTAAATTATCTCCATTTAGTGTTACTTCTGAGCCTGGGATTGGTATTGTTGAGTATTTGTTTCTTATTAGTCCTAAAGCATCTTTAGCTCTAGCTAAAGTATATTCAAAAATCCAAGCTCTACCAATTGAATTGATTTGTGTATAAACAGGATTTACATAAGGTACATTTGATGTGTTTGAAATTTTGTTAGTTCCATTAGCAAAGGCTGCATCTATTCTATCTTGAACTTTGATAAAATCAAATATTAAATAATGACCATATCCTAATCCACCCCCATCATCTACTCCAAAGTCAAAAGCTCCTGTTCCAGGTATTGGGAATACTGAAAGAATATTATTTACAATATTAAATGAATAGTTTGAAAGTGTTACTGTGTTTTGCATTTCAATAGCTTGAATGTTTTGCATAGTAAAACTTGTAGGCATCATCAAATAAGTAGCAGAACCAAGTCCAAATCCATATAAACCAGCAGCAGGAACACCTCCTAAACCACCTTGTCCTGTCATTAAAGTAGGAGAATATAATTGACTAATTGCTGGAGGTGGTTGATAAAATACATTTTTTATTTCAACCCCACCTATAATTCCATTTTCTTCAGCCCAAGCTGCTAAATCATAATTTTGAACTCCAGCAGAAAGAGGTAATTGTCCTTTAAACCAAGTTACATTACCACCTGTTCCTGCTTCTTCTCCATATTGTTGAGACAATCTAACAATACTAGAGAATGTAGGAGTAACTATATCTGTATTTACATCTACAGAGGTTGATGCTCCTTCTAGAGATAAATAATTATCCCTTGTTTGGAAAGCATATAATTCATTTCCATAAATAGTTGTTGCTTCTTCAAATCCAGCCCAAAAATTAATATCTTGTAATTCGACATTTTCAATAGGATATCCTAAACGTAAAGCACAAAAGTTAGCAACTTTATTAGCATCAGTTTTAAATTGAGTATCACTGTCGTAAAACCCAAAAGGGGTTGGTGGTGGCCATATGTTTAAATCATAATAAGATGCTGATACTTGAGCAAATGATGATGAACCAGGCCAAATTGGAATGTTTGCCATATTGTTTTATTAAATTGTTACGATATAATATTCTATACTTGCTGCACTGCTTGAAGGTTGTACTTTAACTGATTGGATATCATTAAAAGCTAAGCCACTTGTGCTTCCAGTCATTTTACTTGTAGACATCATATATGAACTACCAGTAGCAATTAAATAACTCATAGCTTCTGTTGAAGAAGATACAATTAATTTAACAGGTGTAACGGTAGAGTTATTAGTTACTCTAACATATTGTATACTACTAGTTACAAAGGTTCCAGCACCAGGTACAGAATCCAGTGAAAATAATGTTGTAACTGAACCTGTAGGTACACTTAAAATTCTATTATCAACATAATTAACATTGTTAATTGTTTGAGTGACAGAAGAACCTACATTATCTCCGTTTAATGTTAAGATTTCAAATATTTGGGAAGTAAAAGTTGCCATGCTTTTTATTTATAAATATTAAAAAGCTATGGTTCATTCCTATTTTTTTGACTTTCCGCTTGTTCCTGATGAACTTGTAATAATTCCAATTTCTGCTGCCTCTTCGTATAATGAAATTAAATCATCTACTATTGGATCTCTATGGTTTTTAATTAAAGTAATTGAACACATATTTTTAATTTTACGTCCTGCTGTATATAAAAATCTAAAACCTGAATCGCGTCTTGATTTTAAATCTACTTGGTGATCATCACCACACACAATCATTTTTGAACGTAAACCAATACGAGTAGCAATCATTTCCATTTGTTCATGAGTAACGTTTTGTGCCTCATCAACAATAATACATGAATCTAAAAATGTTCTACCTCGCATAAATGCTAAAGGTACAATTTCAATAGCACCATCCGCAATTAATTTTTCAACCTTTTCTTTATCATATAAAGCATACATATTTTGATAAATTGGTTGAATCCATGGGTCCATTTTTTCTCTTAAGTCACCTGGTAAGAAACCAATTTCTTCTTTAGATACTGTTGGGCGTGTAATAATAATTTTAGCAAAATGTCGTCTTAAAAGACCGTCTAAAGCAACTTGAACCGCTAGTAATGTTTTACCACTACCCGCTCTACCAGCTAAAATTGTTAATGTATTTTTTAATATTTCATCTTTAGCGTTTTTTTGCTCTTCGTTTAAAGGAATTTTAAAATTTATTGGGTTTTTCACTATTCGTTTTTCTCTAAATACCTCGTCGGTATGATGGTTTGAAGTCATTATCTTGGAAATTAATTTTTACTAATTTATCAAGTCCTGCATTAACATGCATTGTGTCATCTAATACAGTCTCGAAATTAAATCTTTCGTCTAAAGGTAAAACTAAATCTACTTGTGACCCCCATCGAATTAAACTAAATCTTTCGTTCTGGGCACATAGATCTAATTGCTTTTTAAACGGAGCAATTACATTTACATCTTCATCTGCAATTTGTATTAAATAGTATGTGTAATCAAGAGAAGGAACATACACTTTGTTAAACATGCGTTCATTGTACTTTAAATATTCCATATTATTTGGATTGATTACCTTATTTAAGATATCCTTCTCAACCGCTAGCATGGGTTTGTTTGTAGATTCGATGGGTTCTAATGATTCGTACGTAAGTACGCCACCATAGGGTATTCTGTTGATATGGACGTCGTAAAACGACATAAATATGCCAATTACTAACGATGGTTTATCATATTCATCATTACCCATTACATTTTTAAGAGTATAATTCATACCCTTAATTTCTACAACTGCTTCATCAGGATGTACAACTTTTTGATAAATAATAGTTCCATCAGCTGGGCTGTAAAAATGTTCATTATCAATATAAGTTGGACGGATTGGGTCTCTAAAAAAGAAAGTATTAGATAACTCACCTACAGAAAGTTTAGATAATTCTTTAACTTCTCCGTTTAACCATTCTGTTAATGTCTGGGCCATTATAGAAGAGATTTAGAATGATCTACTCTATTTAAATGCATCACCATACAAGAAAGCATAGCTCCTGATTTCATGAATTCTGATAAGTTAAATATAACAGGTTCCATTCCTTCATTTGAACATATTTTTTCTAAAGATGCAATTTTAAGTTTTTCACCTTCATAATATTCATGAGATTTTTTAAGCTCAGCAATATTTGAAGCACATAAAACCATATTACCCATTCTTACTGAGTTTGTCATTCCACATAAAGCATTATCAACATCTACATCAATAATTTCAGTATGTGTTTCTAACATTTTAAGTTCATCTTCATCATATAACTCTGTGCAAACTAAAGTTTTATACTCATTTAATGGGAATATAGAACAATCTAAATGATACAAATATTCATCAGTCATAGCAACTTTAAGAATGTTCATATCAAAATTTTCTTCCATCCATTCATATGTTTTAATGTTTGAACGAATACCATAACCCCCTACATAAACATTATCATATAAATGTTTAATATCAGCTTCACCTTCCCATTTGTATGGAGAAATGTGAGTATCATAACCCATCATTTTAAAGAATTTTTCACCTACTAATTCTTCACCTTTACGAGGATCTGAAGAGTAATTAGATAATAAAATTGTGTTTTTGTCTTTAAGGTGTGGTAATTGTAAACCTAAATTAGCGACATACACTTGATCTTGGAAATTACCTTCTGATGGTAATAAGTGTACTAATGATTGACCTGCCATAAAGTTATACAAATCCATAAATTGTTTGTAAGCTTTAGGTTTATTGATTGATAATTCATCATCTGTTAATTCTTGCATCCAGATGTTGTTTGGATCACTTGTTGATAAAGTGAAGGGAAAGTTCATTACATAACTTTGTAAAGGCAACTGACTTGGTGTTTCTTTCATATTGTAACTAATTTATTATTCTAGTATACATATGGTATAGGCCTATATAAGTAAAAAAAAGCCCCGATTTCTCGGGGCTTCTTTTACAAATATTAATCCTTTTTACTTAAGATTAAATGGTATTTAAACCATTGATATAAATCTTACCATAAAACTCAGGACGTAACATTTTCTTAGCGTAACGAGTCAATAAACCTTTACGTGGTGTAAATGTTTCAGGATCGTACACTAATGGAGTCATGATTAAAGGAATGTATGGAGCGAATACAGCACCTGTTTCCAAGAACTGAGAACCTCTATAACCCATAAGGATTAAGTTTTCAGTCATGTAAGGGTTTTTGTAAACTTTGTAACGACCATTTACTGTTCCAATTTTCTGTACACCGAAAGCATATTCCATTTGATCAGCTTCACCGTTGTTGGTAGAAGCAAATCCTGGGATTGACTCAAGGATAGTAGCGATTGTTGGAGAAGTTACTAAGAAGTTAGCACCTCCACGTAAAGTCAACTGGTGAATTTTATTAGATACTTTTTGGATTTTAGTACCTAATGTTTGGAACCATTGACCTTGTGTGTTGTAGAAACCTTGTGTTCCTGAAGCTGCGCTAAAAGCACCGTTTGAATAAACTGTGTTGTTAATAGCTGACCAGTACTCAGTTGCAGCAGCAGCATCTTCAATCAACATATCTAAAATTTCCAAATCAATTTCCATTGAAATGTACTCAGACATGATGTTTGTTAATTCCGCTTCAGCATCGATGTTTTGGTAAGCAGCTAAATCTTGAGCAAATTCAGGAGTCCATACAGCTTTCAACTTTTTAGTCTTAGCAGTAATGGCTTGTGATTGCATTCTTACGTTGATCTCAGGGATAACGATTTGAGCAGATGACGCAGCATTCGGTACTGAGAAAGAACCTGAAGCTTCGAAATCACCACGACCTGATCCACTGTAGTTATTACCACCTGAATAAGTTGGGATACCATCTACGTTACCATTTTTCTCATAGAAATAAGTAACTGAAGCTGTATTTAAGGCAGTGTAAGTAGCAGAAGACGTAAAGAAGAAAGTAATTGTACCAGCTGTGTAGTTATAAGTTGTAAAAGCTTGTAACAAGTTATTAGGGTTAAATACACCACCATCTTTACTACCTGAAGGTACGAAACCACGAACTGCATCTTGATCAAATCCTGTAAGGATAGAAGCTGTAGTTAATGTTAATGCTATTACTTCACCAAGAACAATAGAAGCTGAATAATCAGAATCAAATTGTAATTGAGCCCATGTAGCATCGATTGCTGAACCTGTACCTGCAGCTATTGGGGATGGAAGTGCTCCACCATTTGCAGATCCTGTAACATTTGCTGATGCTGAAAATTGGTTAGTTGCGTAAGTGAAACGACCTTCTGGACCACCATATAAACCACCTACAGGAGCAGGAGTAGAGAATGGGAATTGAGAAGCTGTGTTTCTGTTACCATACAAAGATGTACCAGCAGTAAATGGAGTCTTAGAATCACCATATTGGAAATCTAAGAAGAACACTAGTCCTGATGGCATGTTCATTGGTTGAACTGAAACGAATTCTTTAGCTACGATTGTACCGAATACTTTACGTACTAAAGGTAATGCAATACCAGCCCAGTTTTCACCTTGTCCGTTAGAAACGAATGATGAGTTAGAAGAGATAGTGTTGTTTTCAGTTACTAATTGTTTTGCTTGATTTTCTAACATGATTGACATGTTATTTTTATCAAACTCTGCCAAACCTTCTAAAAGGCCTGTTTTAGCCCATTTTCCGGCTAATTTAGCAGCGTCGCTCTGTAATGACTTCCAAGAGCCAGCTGCGCTTTCGAGTAATTGTTGTACTTGTGACATTGTTTTTAAGTTGTTTTTTTATTTGTTAAAATTATTTTTTAATTCCAGCTAATGTTTGCCAACGGGCATACTGGTCATTTACTTCAAGAATTGGACTCTTTGTTGGAGCAATACCTGCTGCTTTAGAAGCACCACCAATCATAGATTCTGTTACAGAGGATTTTCTTTCTTTAACTTCACCTGATAGGGTTTCAAATACTAATTTTGCTTCTTTAGTAGTAGTTGCTTTATCAAAGGCTTCCAATACTTTTACTTTTTGATTTTCGGTTAAGTTTTTAGCTCTAAAGACTTTGTTAGTGTAAAGTAATTTAGCATTTAACAAATTAACCTCGTTTAAGTCAGTTTTAATAGTTTCGATAGTAGAATAAGCTTCATCAAGTTTAGCTTCCATTTCTTTTAGCTTTTTCTTGTAATCTTCAACGCCTTCTTCTTCAGCAGTGTCTTTTTTGTCACCACGTTTAGCAGCAGGAACGTCTCCTTTATTACCACCGTACTTTTTTCTTTCTTTTAACTCGGCTACTAATTCGTCGATATTAATTTCCTCTTCTTCACTTTCTTCTTCTTCGCCTTCTTCTTCACCTTCTTCGCCTTCCATTTCACCTTCTAGTTCCCCAGAAGCTACCATATCAGCGATTACTGATTCGATGAATGATTTAAGATCATCTTCAGACATATTTTCAAGATCAACTTCCTCATCTTCTGAATCCTCGATACCATCAGCATCTTCGTCTTCATATCCTTCTTCCTCTTCTGCAACATTACCTTTGGCATTGTTGTCAGCAGGATACTTAGGATCGTTAATTAGGGTGTCTTCACCTTCCATTAAGTCTTCACCTTCTTCCATGTCATCTAATTCTCTAAGAAGTTCATCAAGATCCATTTCGTCCATTTCATCTGCTTCATACATGTCATCAGCTTCAGACATTTTTTTAGTACCTAATTTTTTCATGCCCATTTGGCCTTCGTACCCTTTTTTGTCATTAGCTTCATCCATTTCTGTAGATTCATCCATGTCGAAATTTTCTTTCATTTCCTTCTCATGTTTCATTTCAGCTACTTTCTTGTCTTCAGCTTCATCCATTTCATCCATTTCGGAAAGCTTTGCAGCTAACTTTTCTTTTAGATATGGGGTGAATGCTTCTTCAAGAGCAGCTTTTGCGTTTGCAATAGCAGTTTCTTTAACGGCTTTTGCATCAGCGATTGCTTCTTTTAGCAAGTCTCTGTTGTTCATACTGTTTGTCCTCAAATTTGTTTGTTGGAAATACACTTATTGTTGACGATTGTCGAAGTGTAATAAAATTTATTTTCGTGATGCGATATAAGAAGATCGCATATTACATCGATACATATATCAAGATTCTTTAAAATCGCCAGTTGCATAAAAAAAAAGAAACCCCTACATTTCTGCAGGGGTCGATCTAAAGAGCCTATCTTTAGAGGGGAATTTGCCTAAGGTAGCAGGCATCTTAAAAAATGGGACAAGTCCCATTAGCGCAAAGTATCTCAGTTAATAGAGAATTTACTTTTGCAAATTTATTTTCGGGAAGATTTTCTTTACCTTCTTTTACTAGTTGCATATATGAACCTGGGTTAGAAGGAGTTGAAACAAAATCCCAACATAGTAATTCAAAATCATCTTGTACTTCTAAAGTACCTTCATTCATTTCTTTTAAAGAACCCATGCCGCGAGATGATACACCTACCATAACGTTATTTTCAATAAGGGCTTTTAAAATATTACCTGATATTGTTGGTAGAATTTCTAATGTACCCATTACTTTATCACCAACCCAATAAATTTCACGAATAATATGTGATACGTTTTTTAAATTAATAATTGTGGATTCAGGGTGATCTAATTCACCTGTTGCTCGATTTTCTTTAACAACATCCATGTATTTGTCAATTTCACGTTCCCATAATTCTTTTGGGTAGTATCTTCCATTACCGTTTTTTATTTCGGCAGTAGCAAGTATTCCTTGAACTAGAGGATTACCTGAAGGGGCTTTTAAACCTTCGGTTAAACTTCTAGGTGTTACTAAAAACGGAATAGTTTCAATTAATACTTGTTTCATATTAGTAATTCATTATGTCGTTATCTTCATCAATCACTTCTTCTTTAGCTTTACCTGTCATCTTTTCATAGATTTTTTGAGTTTTAGCTTTATGTTTTTCAAGTTCTTTAATTTCTTTATTAAGAGTTTTAACCATTGATTGATCAATCATTTCTGCTAATTCTTCTGATTCAGCTAATGCTAATTTTGCTTTACGTTTTTCAATAGCTTCATCAATAGCAGTTAATTTAGCTTCTAAAGCAATTGCTTGTGATGATTTTTCTACTTCTTTAATATGGTCATTAATTGAAGGACGTTTTGCTTCGTTTAAACCTTCTTTAACAGCTTTAGGCATATCACCATATCCTGATGATTTGTATTTACCTTTAGGTGCTACAGGATCTCCACCTCCAACAAAATCTTTAGTGTATCCAATTCCTTTAATACCAAATGAAGCTTGAGTATTATAATAAGTAATATCTTTAACCATGTTTTTTAACACGATTTGTTTTAATTCATATACACTTTTATCTTTATTTTTTTCATCCTGCATTTCAGTATAAAAACCCATTAAAAATGACTGACCATAAACGTTGTCAATATTATCAGGATTATTATTATCAAACTGGTTAGCTAAATCTTTAGCTACTTCAGGTGCAGATTTTTCAAATGTATTTTGATCACCATATTCTTTTTGATTTTTAACACCTACTGCTTCTTCTAATTTTTCATTAAAAATTTTAAACCAGTTAGGTTGAGTAGTAGGTTGAGTAACAACACCACCTACAGCTTCACTTAAAAGACTTTTGCTTTTTAAAATAGATACAGCTGAAGTAAAGTCATTACCATGAGTAATATATTCAGGGAACATATTTCTAGCTACTTTAAGAAAATGATCTTTATTACCTTTTCCTTCTTTGATGAGTTGATATTCTTGTTGTAAAGTTTTCATTTTTATTATAAATATTATGTGTATAAAAGTACAGGTGCACTACCAGCAGCTAAACTACAAGAAGTTATTCCTAAGGGAATTGTTACTCCTGCAGGAATTGTGAATGAAGGACCGGTTGCTTCTAATACGGAACCATTGGTTGCGTATGAATTACCATATTTGAATGCTAAGATAGTGGATCCTGTTATTGCCACTGATGAGCCTGTTCCTAAAGAGGTTATACCAGCAAAAGATCCAGTAACTGAACTTCCTGCTGTTAAAATTACTCCACCAAAATTTACGGGTATATTTGCCATGTTTTTTAATCTTTAAATAGTTCTATTAAGTCGTTTACGTAATCATTTGCTAAATCAGTTCCATATACTACAGAAAATGATTCAGGATTAGATCTATAATAATCCATTGTTTTATGTTTTGCTTGTTGTAACAATGGAATTAATTCATTTAATTTTCTTTCTAATTCATCAAAACCTAATAAACGGCTTGAGATGAATTTTTTTTTATCAGGATCAGTAATATTTAATCCTTGTAAATAATCTTCAACATCAGTATTTGCTTCTCGAAGTGGTTTAACAATAATACCTTTTGCAGCTTTATTTAGTTTTTTTTTGTTAACTAATTTATATTTAAAATCAGTTATATATTTGTTTTTTGTAACACCTTCAGGACCTGCAGCAGGACCAGGACCAAATGTTGCTCCGGGACCTTCACTTACTTTTTTAAATCCTGCTTGCGTATAAGCTCCGTATGTAGATTTTCGAGGAGATGGACCATTATGATTTTCACCCTCTCCACCTGATATAAATCCTGAGTCGGAGCCAATTGAAGATAATTCTCCAAGCATTCCTTTAACCTGTTCATATTGATCAGGATAATTTTTTCTTAAATGAGTTCTATAGGCATTAAATGTTTTTTTTAAATCATCAGCAATATCTCTTATGAACGGATCATTTCTTCCATCTTCTGTGCCCAGTAATGCTTGAAGTGATATAACAGCATCATTCATTTTTTCTAATGTTTCTGAAAAACTAGCTAATTTGATTACATCACTTGTTGAGCCACCTGTTTCTTTATCAATGCCTTTATTTTTAAAATATGTTTTTAAATCTTTAGAAAAGAAATCATTTTTCATATCCATGGGGCCATACCTAGCTTCGATACGTTTAATCAATGCTGAGTCTACCTCATTTGGTTTGAGGATAGCACCATCTGCTTCTTTTAATTTATATTTAAAATTACCCATTTGTTTTTACAAGTTCTTCTAAAAGTGCATAATATTGTAACAAGTTAACTAAATCATCATTCCCCACATTAGCCGTTTTGCCTAAAGGTAATAACATATTGTTAACTTCATTTAATTTAATTTTTACAACTTTATCAGTAACTTTTTTAGTCATTTTAGTTAATTCGTCTTTAATTTCCTGAATTTTAGTGTTATAAAATGTTTTTAATTTAGGAGTTGAATCAACTGAATTGATAAATTCTTTAAGTACTGATTTTTGGTTATTATTTAATGATTCATATTTACCATTAAATTTTTCTAATAGTACTTTATAGGTTAAAATACGTAAGTCCTTATCATATGATTGGAATTCAATCATTAAATCCTCTTCTACTTTTTGTTTATCAACAGCACGTGTTGTTAAACTTTCTAAAAGAGAAATTTTGTTTTCAATGATTTGACTAGGATTAGATAAATTTTCGCTATTATAAATTTCAACTAACGTATATAAAGCAGCGTGTGATTTATAACTTGGAAGATTTGTTTTAAAAAACTCTTCTAAATTATAATGTTCGGAAATTTCTTTAATTAAATTATATTTTTGTCTTTTTAAAGTTCCTCTATTAAGGTTCTTAGATGATTCAATAATTGAATTAATTACAACTTCGGCTTTACCTTCAGTTAAATTTTTATACTTAGATAAAGTTTCATACAATTTGTATTCTCTACCTAACTCAGTTCTTACAAAATATTTTTTTAATATATGTGTAGCTTTTGAATCTTTTCCTGACAGAGTGTCTGCAGTAATTTGTCTTACCAAAAGTTCGAAAAGAATTCCTGTATTTTTATACTTAGAATGTTTAATGTTCATTCCCCAAAGGTTTTGTTATAAATATATAAAGATTTTTATTCTCTTATTTGATTTTCATCTAATAGTGATTCTTTGGGTTTTGGTGTTTCAAGTGTGACCTTTTTTACTAAACCTTCAATTAAAGCTCTGTTTTTAAGATACACTTGTTTTGCTTCTAAAGATAATGGAGAACCTCCTTTATATTGAGGACGGATAGAATCCGACTCATTATCATCGTTTTTCATTCCTTTAGCACCTAATCTATCTTTACCAAAATTATCATCTTGTGTATTGCGAGTTGTTGATTTTTCTTCAGGACGTCCCATTTCTAAATCATCTCCATATCCTACAGGTACATTTTCTGGTTGGTCAAACATTCTACCTTTACCATACAATGAAGCTAAATCGTGTGGTGTTCCATATGATTTACCTGTTACTTTTGGGTCATTACCTTCTTCTTCTAATTGTTTATATCTAAAAGTGCGTTTTTGATCTTCAGCTAGTAAATCTCTATATTCATCAAATTCATCTTGGCTGAAATGGAAGACATTATCATAAATCCAATCTGTAGGAAGTAATTTACTTTCCATGATTTTTTGGGCTAATTCAACCTTTTGAGTTAGTAACGCAATTTTTTCTTGGTCGTAAATAATTGATGGACCTGTTAAATCTAATTCAAAATTTGTTAATTCTTCACCTGTGTATCCTTGCGAATATAAGTGAACTAATGCGATCTTATATAATTCTGATAAGGTAATGCGTTGTATACGGTCAATTGTGCGAGCAAAACGAATATCTTCAGCCGCTAATGTAGCTTTACCACTTAAATCCTTATCATAACCCATAAACGCTTTAGGTACTTTAAGGGCAGCAAATAATTTATCACGTAAATAAGTAACATCTTGAATACCATCATATTGTAAACCTGGTGTGGTTTCAATTTTAGTAGATGAATCATTACCACGAACGGGGATATAAAAATCTTCTAATAGATTTTGTTGATTATATTTTAAATTATATTCACCTGTTTGAGAATCCATTAATGGAGTACGTTTCATTGTTGAAATTGTTTTCTGCATGAAATTTTCTACTTCATTTGGAGGAATCGAACCAACATTAATATAAAATATACGACGATCAGGGCTACGTGAAATTCTATGAATTAACATAGCATCTTCCATTAACACGTATTGTTTAAAAATACGACGAGCTGGTTCCAAATATGAACGACCATAAGGAAGATAATTAACATCTGTTAATAATCTAAAATGAGCCATTTCATAATTGTCAAAATAAATACCTGGTTGATTGTCTTGAAATTGGCCTAAAGAAGGAGTACCATAATAACCTGAACCACCTGCATAAATACCTTCAGGTGAATATCTAAATCTTACAGCATTTGGATGTTCTTTATCGTAGTTTTCTTGTCTTTCAATATGATATGCTGTGTAGGGAATAACATTATAAACACCATATTTTTCAGCAATTTCCATTTTAAGGAAAAAGTCACCATATTTACACATTTGGCGAATCCAAGACCATAAATTAAATTCAATATTTAATACATCATAAAATAAGTTATAAAGGACTTGTTGTATATCTTCGTTATTACTTTTAATATGAAGTACTTCTCCCATATCATTTTTAAGGGTAGATTCATCAGAAATAATATCAAGAGCAGAAGCAACAATAGCATCATAGTCCATATTATCATAGTCTGAATAAACCATAGTACGTAAGTACTGCCAATTTATACCAATTTGAGATCCTAGTAAAGATGTGGAAGCTGGGGAGTATAAACGATTATATCTATCCTGTAAGGAATTTGTTGCTACATCTCCGGAACGTTGGATTGAATCAACGTCCATTACTTTTAATTCATTGCCACCTTGATTTCTAATAATGACATCTGTAGAAAATAATCTTTGTAATCGGGTAAATAAACTAGTATCTGCCATTTTGTTTTTTGTTTATATATAAATATTGTAAAATTATCCTAATAACCAACTAATATCTTCCATTCCTTTATCTGTTTGAACGGAATATGGGTTTTTAATTTGATTTGGATTATAG